GTAGAACGTGCTGGGTGACGATTGATTGTTGTATTCGGTTGTTACCCACCCCGCAGAACGCGCACTATTTGAAATACGAATCTCATCTAATGCCCCGTTGAGATAGAAATTCACATCTGGTCTGTTGCCAAACTCAGTATTTGTCGTACTGCTTCCTAGCGTTGTTGGAATAGTTCCAGAGTACGAAAGCGTCTGCGATACTCCGTCAAGGTAGAATTTAAGCCTTGTGGCATTAGTCGATTGTGATCCATCAAAAACAGCAGACCACAGGTGCCACGTGCTCGTTGTATAAATACTCGCACCTGTGTACCCATATGTACCCCCAACGTCTACGAGCACATCATTTGTAGAGAGTGCCGTTTCCATGAGGAACCCAACAGATCCCAGGTTGGATATGACGCCTTCCTGATTGGAATAGGTATTTATCTTGACCCAGACGCTCACCGTGCATGCAGCATCATTCCCGATTACTGTTGTACTGTTCGTGTTGAGATATTGCGATGATCCGCTAAAGGTCAAGCTCCCGTCAATTTTCCCTGCTGCTTGCGTTGGGTTACTTGTCGATGGTGTTGCAGTTACGCCATTAGAAGTGGAATCAGCGCAATTCGCACCCGTTGCCTCTTTCAGGTGCCATACGCCTTGAAAGTTGCTATCCCATACACCCGTTTTATTCTCTTGAGAAGTAGATATAGAAGCATTATCGAAATACATATAAATAACGGTATCGGCAGAAGAAGAGAGGGTAGGGATGCGGACCCACATGACAATTGCGCCTGATGAAGCGGTATAACTTTCAATCTCATGATCAAGCTTGGTGGTTTCGGTGCTGTCTGTAAAGATAATGTCGAAACCTGAGCTGTTCTGAACATATCCGCTATTGCCAACGGTTTTTAGGTTAGCGTCGGTCATCGAGATGAGCACGGGGAAGGAAGAGAGGTTAGAGCCTCCGCTTATTTTCGTGTGATCAATCGTAATGCTTTTTTTATAGAGATAGCTAGAATTATACCACCCCAATTCTTACCTCCTTTCTTCCGTACGGTCAAGTGTTCCATATAACCTCTACCCTCAAAGCATTCTGCCAAGAACACGGTTTAACGCTTGGTGCTATGAGCAATGTAAATGCTGGGAAATGGACTGCTCACAAGGGTTGGACCAAATACCAACCCTAGCCAATCCCTAGCAAAAGCGTGATATACATGTTATGCCCGTATATCACGCTTTCTCGGTCAAAGTCAAAGTTTCTGAGCTTGACGCCCCTAGTGTGAATGCGGGGAATATCACGTGTGAGCCTGTTGAGTTTGCCGCTATCGTTCCTGCATTTGCCGTATAGGCCTCAGTGTACGGGCCAGCGTTCCCACTGGTACCTGTTTCAGTTGCGACGATAACAACGTTTCTATTTCCTAATCCCGTTGTTGCATTGTATGTAAACGCGCCTGAAGCAAGAGCACCGGAGTCTACCGTGCCACTCACTGAAGAAGGATTGTCAGTCACGCTAGGGATAGCCACCAGTGCCGTACCAATGGGATAGTTGATGCTTGGGGTAAAGCTGTTCACAGTCAAACTCGTAGCACCTGCGCTATAGCCACCGGAGTTGTTGATGGTAACGGTTTGGGTTGTGCCCCCGCCATATCCAATAGTAAGCGTGGCACCGTTTGCTATGGCAACAGGGAGCGCTGCGACGGAGAGCGTTGTGATAGCACTTGTTCCGGTTGCTGATGTGAGGGTGGTAGAGCATCCGTTTGGGCTCACAACCACGTGGTTGAATATACCGACAGCAGAGCCAGCATTGTTCCATGCATTTTTAAGCATGGAGATTGCACCATTATCAGTCACGGTGTTCTTGACTAAATTTCTCTCAAATACCTCTCCTGTATTTGTATCCCAATTCTCCAATTGCCATATACACTGATGCGGCTTTGCTGCTTTGAGTACTGCCTGAAACGTTTGCGGCTTCTTCTGCAATTTCCAGTACTCAGGAAGTGCCACATGCTTGTATTCAGGCAAGTGTAGTCCTGATTTGAGCCTCTTCGACTTCCACTCTTCAAGTTTACGTCTGTTGTCCGGTATGTTGTTAGGTAAAATGATGTTAGCCATGATTTCTCCTTTTAGATGATATAGCCGAAAATGTACCAATTCTGTAGCACAACGCCACTAGCACTTGTTGCCTTTACGTCGATCTTGCCTGTTGAGTCGAGAGGCGCGATGACCATTCCGAGTGTGTAGCCAGTGCCCACGCCTGTAAGACCCCAATAATCCCCCTGAGTGCCCCCGTGTGGAGCCCCCGTGATATACCCATTGGCTGTATTGGCAAAGATGCCAATACCAAGCAGCACTGCCTTTGCGCCTGCCGGGACGCCCCCAACGCCTGTACATGTGAGCGTCGTCGTCGCACCATTAGCAACTGTTGGATTTGATGTAAGTTGGTAAGGTGTTGTTAGATAGATTGAACCGCCGTTTGCGAACGCAGTTTCTATATTGTTGAACAGCCCGGCGTCCAGGCCTGGCGCCGCTCCACTAGTGAAAGGTCCCGTAGGTGTGTAAACTGTGATAATGATACCTCCCGCATGTTCTGCATGCACGATAAAAACAAAATGTATTTGATCAGCCCGGGTAAACCAGGGGCCCGGGATACAAAGTAGGTGATGGAATTGGCGCAGCGTAGGCAATGAGCGAACTAGCGTTCATGCTGTTCGGCGGCACGCTATACCCAAGTAACTTGCTAAAGAACAAAATCCAGTTCGTATCGTATGCGCCTGAAATAGCTGTAATCGTGTACCAAATGGCTTGTCCGTCTGGCTTATCCTCTATATCCATGCTCTCTATGAGCATCTTCGCGTTCTGAAAACCAAGATAACCGTAATTCACCGTGATAAGCTGTCCAGGCGCGTAACCAGTCGCGTGCGTCGTAAACACAAATTGCACGCCCTGATTGCCGTTCCTGTTGAGTAAAGCAGACGCTTCAAGTAGCGCATTGTTGCCTGATGTGAGCGTATTGTCATTTGTTACTTGCTCATTAATGCCAGAACTGCCATCAAGTGCTGCTTGCGCCGCTATCTGCTGTGGATTGGACTGTTTCGCTGTACTTGGATACTGGCCCACATAGGCCACGGAGAGCGTATCAGTGCTTAGCAATTTCACCTGAGAGCTATCCTGAGTGATCACTTTTGAGCCAAGTGCCCAATAATACTGAGAATTGCCACTGCCCTGGATGCCGACAAACTTTGAAGATCCGTTCACAAGAATGGTTGGAGCTGCTGAAAGGTCAAAGTCCATCGTCCAGGTCGTGAGTGATCCGTCCCCTTTGCGTAACTCTGTGATGATCCCTGTCTGCGTTACCCCTCCAGTCACATATTGAGTATTTCTATATGTAGGATTAGCATGTACCACCGTTGGGGGGTATTGCTGCTCGTCTATCAATGTTCCATCAACTATAGTACTGTTCACTATTGTCGTATATGGAACAAACCAGAACTTTTTATTATGGTCAATCATCCAATAGTACGGCGTGCCTGATATACCTGCCTGTGCTGCACACCAATCTAACGCTTGTGCTACGTTTGTGTAGTAGAAGGTGGCCTGCGAGATGAGTCCGGCGCTTGATGGGTACAAGGTGGGGCTAGGATAGAGCGTGGGTGACGGGAGCACACCATCATAGATCTGCCCTATCGTGACACCTTCCTGGGCCAAGATCTGATTGAAGATCGCAGTGACAATAACCCCTACAGTTCGATTGGTAAAAGATCCGTAAAATACCCTCTTATCCGCTAAATAATGCTGGTCTACACACGTGATTGTGTGTTCAAGATAGAGCTGAAATCCTGGCTTTTGCGTACTTGGCTGTGTAACGTAGCCTGAAAATACAAGAGTTCCTGAACCGTCTTTTATAGCTACTTGCTGGTACTGGTAGAAGAAGGTGTATGCATCCGTTAGTACCTTAAATGACGCTTGTGAACGTCTACCGATGGAACGCGTGACTTTGAGCGTGCCAGCTTCAACAAGAACGGACTGTCCCCCTATTGTGGCTGTATAGCTGCTCACATCATCACCTCACATCCCCTGCACGTTCACAGCATACCTAATCTCATCTGTAATAGCTGGCATCATCCCACGCGCCACCTCACGGTTGTTCATCATGAGGATGATTGGCCGTCCTTGGCCTGATTGAGTAGCAGGTGCTGCGGGTGGATGGTAGCTCTGTGCAAGATTGACGCCACTTGGAATGTATGGGGTTACCAACTCTTTGCCATGCTCGCCAAATGCATACCTCGTCCCTGTCCGCAGTCCCGTGCCTGCAATCGGCTCGTCAATCACGCCGCCGTTTGCATATCCGACATATCCGCCACCTGATGCTAAACTGACTATTCCAGGCACATTGAACACTGACCCATACCTACTTTGAATATAACGGATACCAGCAATAATGTTATCTATCGGATTTAATATGTTTCCGTGTCCTGGAAGTGCGTATGCTGCAAATGTTGAAGGTATCGTCTGCATGATACCTTGAGATGGATGACCGGCAGCAGCGTTACTATCGGTCAAATTGATTGCATTGGGATTGCCGCCCGATTCGTGCATGGCGATTATTCCCAGGTCATTGGCCCAACTGCCAGGGACGCCAGTGAATCCCATGGCGGATAAGATCCAACTTTGAAGGCTGCCGGGAACATTTACCGCAGTGCCTGTACCGCCGCCAAAGCTTACCTTGGGCATGATCGATGTGACCCAAGACAGCGCCCATTTCTTGAGATCATCGAAGATACCCGATGAGATATTGCCCATGCCTGGAAGGTTGGGGGCCGTGATATGCAGCGTTTTAATCACATTATTGAGGAGACTTTGCGCTCCACCGGATACCCAACCCGCGATCTGAGATGCAAGGTCTCCAATCCCGCTGGCATAGCCCGGTACTTTGCCGCCGAGCATTGCAAGCAGCGCCTCAGTAGCGTCATTTGGGGCTACCTTGGCCCCTTTGGGAAGATGAACGAGCTCCCTGCCTTGCTCTCCGACGACAGCAAAGCCTCCCGGATGTGCATCAGTACCCTCTGCATAGTGTGGAATGCGCCCCAGATGAGCAACTGGTATTGTTCCCGTTGTCCCCAGGCTCTTGGCAATATTGTCCAGTCCCTGACCGAAGTAGTTGATAAATCCCTCAATTGCCGATATCCCATCATTTAAATGATCGACAATCCCGTTAATCATATCGTGAAATATATTTGCTGTATCTGTCTTTATTTCGTTCCATTTCGCAGAAACATTGGTTTTGATCTCATTCCACCTATCGCCAAACCATTGACCTATAGGACCGAATATTTGTGTAAGCTTATTCCATGCTTCTTGCCCACGATCATGAAACCATTGACCAATCCCGCCCCATATATTCTTAACATCCGTCCATCGATCTCCGAACCACTTGCCAATCGGTGTCCAGATTTCAACAACCTTATTCCAGGCTTCCATCCACCTGTCATGGAACCACGCTCCTATACCGCCAAAGATATTCTGCACATCTTTCCATCTATCACCGAACCACTTGCCTATTGCCCCAAATGCCGATGTAGTTGCATTCCAAGCCTCTGTCCAGCGATCACGAAACCAAGTACCGATAGGAGCAAGAAATGCTTTTACTTCGCTCCAACGATCGTTGAACCATTGTCCAAGCTTTCCCCACAAGGCCACTAAAATATTCCAGATAGTCTGGAATACATCTCCGATATAGGCAAGAGTCGCTTTGAGTGGTCCTGGCAGTTCGTTCCAACGATCACGAAACCATGGCCCTATCCCTCCAAATACGCCCTTTATCCAGTTAAATGCGTCTGTAAACCTGTCTTGAAACCACTTGCCTGTACCACCCCAAACATTCTGGACATCCCGCCAACGAGCACCGAACCATCCGCCTATATCACCGAATATACCTTTTACCCAGTTAAATGCATCCGTAAAAGCTACTCCGATCCAATGAGCCGCAGCCTCAAAACCGTATTGGATGCCGTCTCCCATGCGCTGTATCCATGGCTTTTGCGCCTCTTCCATGGCAGATTGCAGCTCTTTTTGCTTGGCTAATTGCGCTTTCTTGTCATCGTCTGCCTTTTTGAGCTTATCCTGCTGTCCCTTTTCCGTAGCAGTAAGCGATTGATATTGTAGTTCTAGTTGGAGCTTTAAAAATCCGTCATTCGTCTCTTTGAGCTTCTGAAGTATGCCTTGCTTTTCTGTTTCTATATTATTTATTGCTTTTTGCGCACCTTCAGCAGTCTTGGTATCCATGGCG